AAAACATCAAGCTTCAGAAGCAGTTCGCCCAGGAGGGCATTCAATGGAAGGTGGCAGATGCCAAGAAGGCGGGAATTCACCCTTTATATGCGTTGGGTGCGCAAACCCATTCTTTCGCTCCCGTCCAAACGGGCGGTGGCAACTTTTCGCAAATGGGTCAGTCCGTGGGCCGCGCGATTGACGCTTATCGCGATCGCGGTGAGCGCCTGGACGGTTTTACAAAAGCTTCTCAATCTCTTCAGTTAGACAGTCTCAAGCTGGACAATGACATCAAGAAAGCGCAGCTCGCTTCGTTGACTTCAACACTCAATCAGGCCGGCACTCCCCCGCCGGTTCCTTCAGCCGGTCAACGATATCTTGTCCCAGGTCAGGGTTCTACGGCCGGTCCGTTGGTCGACCGGCAACCTACTAAAGTGACAATTCCAGACCCCAGCCGGCCACATAATGAAGCCGGCGCAAGGCCAGAAGTTGGCTGGAATAAAACTGCGACTGGTTGGGCACCTGGTCGGTCAGAAAAATTCGCTCAGTCTGCTGAAGATGATTGGGCAGCTGGCGTTGGGTGGAATATCAGGAATCGTTTGGTTCCAATGATGTCTATCAAGGATACGCGGCCGCCGTTCAATGCAGGTAAGGGCCGCATGTGGGAATGGAATCCTTGGCTTCAGGAGTACCAGTCCGTTCCTATCCCTAATAAACCGTTCATCATGAAAATCGAGAGGAGGTGATTTCAATGCGTGGTCGTAGAGGTCGCAGGTCTTATGGTCGTGGTCGTCGGGTGTTTTCCCGGCGCCGCGGTTCAGCGGGCCGGCGCCGGCGTTCAGCCGGACCACTTCGCGTAGGGTTCCGGATTTAATGAAATGTTCATCCCCTTACGTTCATATGAGCCAGGCACACCCATGTGGTCAGTGCCTGGCTTGCCGCATCAACAAAAGGAGACAATGGTGTCACAGGATAATGCTGGAGAGTTTGCTGCATCCGCAGAACTCGTTTTTAACATTGACATACCAGGACGAACACCTGCCGATATCGAGCAGCGGTTTGCCGACCTTATCGCCGAAGCATTCAAGAAACTTTTTGAAGAGGTTGCGGAAGAAAGCGGAGCCGTTACGCTTGAGGTATTTTCTAGTCGGGGAGTATGGCGACGTGACCCAGAGACCTCACTACCACTTAGCCATGTTCGGGCTCTCCAACTGTCGTTTAGGAACGACACAGCTCACTAAACGCAAAACGCGTTGCTGTCCGGAATGCGATTTCGTTCAGGAGGCATGGGGCCTTGGCAATGTGTACTTGGGCGAGCTCAACAACCAATCAGCGCAATACATCGCTGGTTACGTCTGCAAGAAAATGACAGGCAAGTCAGATATTCGGCTTGACGGACGTCACCCGGAATTCGCAAGAATGTCACTCCGCCCTGGGATCGGGGCGGACTTCATACCAGAGGTAGCGTCCTCGCTAATGCAACATGAGATTGATACGGAAGATGTCCCTAATGTGTTGCGTCATGGGCGTTCTGTTTATCCTCTGGGACGTTATCTCAAAGGAAAGTTGAGGGAACATTTAGGCCGTGCAAAGGAGGTTCCAGACTCAGTCAAAAGCAAAATGGATCAAGAGATGCAGCCTATGCGAGCGTATGCGTTCGCGAATTCGCTTCGTCTCAAAGATGTGGTCAAGGAGGCGTACCACGGTCAAACGCTTCAGGCAGAAAAGCGCTTCGCGCTGAAACGAAAAAGAGGATCAATATGAAACGTGGCAAATTTAGTCTCTCGAATTACAAGCTTCTGTCGGCAGACATGGGCGAGCTCATCCCGTGTGGTATCTGGGAAGTTCTCCCAGGTGATACTGTTCAGGCCGCTACTTCCGCCTTGCTGCGCGCGTCTCCGCTCCTGGCTCCTGTCATGCATCCAGTCGACGTCAGAATTCATCACTGGTTCGTCCCTCACCGTCTGGTCTGGGAGGATTGGGAAAATTTCATCACTGGTGGTCCGGATGGTCTCGACGCCTCTGTATTTCCCACTATTACTATTGGCGGTGGTTCAGGGGCTGCTATCGGCTCTCTTGCTGATTATCTGGGCGTTCCGACCGGTGTAAATAATATCGAGGTCTCAGCGCTTCCGTTCCGCGGCTATGCCATGATTTGGAACGAATGGTATCGAGACCAGGATCTGCAAACAAAACTTACGATCGACAAAACGTCAGGCGCCGACACAACCACCAACACGACACTCCAGAACATTGCCTGGGAAAAGGATTACTTCACCAGCTCCAGGCCGTGGGAACAGAAGGGTGCAGGGATCACCATCCCGCTTGGTGATGAAGCGCCGGTGTTGGGTCTCGGTACATCCGGGTCAACTAAAGACGTCGGTGCAATCGACGTTTACGAAAGTAACGCAACCGGCATCGGGGACACTGTAAATTACGCCAACAAATTTAACGGGGGCGGTAATATGTATCGCGAGGCTGTTACCCTCGCTTCTGGCGAATGGAAAATGAACATTCGCGCGGACCTGTCAGAAGCGTCCGCAATCACTGTAACTGCACTCCGTGAGGCAATGGCACTACAACGCTACGAGGAAGCTCGTGCAAGGTTCGGTTCACGCTATGTTGAGTATCTCCGTTATCTCGGCGTTCGTTCTTCCGACGCTCGCTTACAGCGCCCTGAGTACCTGGGCGGTGGCAGGGAAACCATCCAGTTCTCTGAAGTTCTTCAGACAGCAGAAGGCACCGATCCAGTCGGCGCCCTTAAAGGTCACGGCATCGCGGCTATGCGTTCCAACCGCTACCGGCGTTTCTTCGAAGAGCACGGTTACGTGTTTTCTTTCATCTCGGTGCGCCCTAAGACAATCTATGCCCAGGGCCTGCCCCGTCACTTCAACCGGCGTGTCAAAGAGGATTTCTGGCAGAAAGAGCTCCAGCACATTGGCCAGCAGGAAGTTCTCAATAAGGAAGTGTACGCAGCTCACGCTACTCCAGACGGGACGTTTGGATACCAAGACCGCTACGACGAGTATCGGCGCACGGAATCTACAATTGCCGGTGGTTTCAGAGACAATCTTGATTTCTGGCATTTCGCCCGAATCTTCGGATCGACCCCCGCACTAAACGGCGATTTCGTCAAGTGCGTTCCAACAGAGCGCACCTTCGCCGTACCATCGGAAGATGTGCTATGGGTCATGACTAAACACTCTGTCCAGGCACGACGTCTGGTCGCTCAAACCGGCAAATCGTTTATCTACTAGGAGGTAACAATGAAAAAGATCAAAGGCCTCGAGGTCGAGGCCAAGTCCTACAAGTCAAATCTCGGCCGTCTGGACGAGAAAGGCCGCGAGATACTTGACGGCCGTCCTATGGAGCCCCCAGTGGGCTACAACCCTCAACCGTCGCTCATGGACAAAATCCGTAAGATGGTGCATGACGCCCAAATTCAGCGCGACCTGGCTAAGGCTGGCGCTGAGACGTTCGATGAGGCAAACGACTTCGACGTAGGGGACGATTACGACCCCAGCTCGCCCTGGGAGCAATATTACGAGCCTACCCCCTTCGAAGCATTTATCGCGGACAAGGAACAGGCACAGAAGGCGGAGCCGCCCCGGGAGCCCCCAAGCGGAGGGGCGGCGCAGCCCCCTGCAGAAGGCACCCCAAAGCCCGTGACGGGCTAGTCCACAGTACATACACTTGATATGTACTGTGTTAGGTGACACCAAAGAGGACAAAAACGATGGCAAGGGGAAGGTCCCAAAGGTCTTCAGGGCTGCGAGAAACCTCCGCTTTCTCTAACCGAAGGTTGACAGCCTTAAACTTCACTACCAGACCGTTAACCTTCCTCCAAACCATCGAAGATCGTAGAGACTTCCACCCCGAGCAGGCCGTTAGGCCTGCTCGGTCTTTCTCTCGATCGGTCCACAGGCTGGCCGTTCCGTCTCGACGGACGGGCAGACTTCCAATCGGGGTCACCTTTGAGAACCCTACAAAGGTTCTCGTATGCGTCCGCCGCAAGTCCAGGCGCGAAGTCCTCTTCGCCCTGGGACAGACAGGCAAGGGCTCTGCGCTGGGCAAACGGCGGCGCAATCACTATTCCGAAATTCAATGTTAGGAGATCATCATGCCGTGGGCAGCAGTCGCCAATGCAGTTGGCAGTCTTGCAGACAGTTTCTTCGACGCTCAGTCTGCCAAACAAAACATCAAGCTTCAGAAGCAGTTCGCCCAGGAGGGCATTCAATGGAAGGTGGCAGATGCCAAGAAGGCGGGAATTCACCCTTTATATGCGTTGGGTGCGCAAACCCATTCTT